GCTTGCTCTGCCTGCTGCTGCTGCTCTGCGGTGATGGCCTCTGCCTCTAAGATTTGCTCTATGCTGAGTGCGGTATCAGGCGCTTCTTTGTCGCTATTCAGGTCAAGTACGCCAGGTGTCTTCATCGTACACACCACAATAGCCGACATAGACTTGGTATCCGCCTGGTCATCCTTTGCGCCATGCGGAAAGGCGAAGATTTCTGTCTGATACTCGAACAGCCAGGGAGCATCTTTCAGCGTGTAGGACTTCCCGGCTCTATCCCAAATAGCCGCCGTACCAGATCGCACCAGTTTATCCTGATGCACGGTGAAGGGAACGCACGGCACACCTTCAGCAAGCCCGGTCTGAACTAACGCGGCCTGGTAGGCAACGCTTTCAACGGCCACCAGGAGAAAGCTGAACCGTTGATGATAGAGCACCAGTTGCACTTTTTGCTCAGGATGCGTGTAGTGTCCACGGAAAATATCCAGCAGCAGCGTATCCTTATAGGGCGTCACCGCATACGCCGCCATCACAAAGAAGTCTGCAGTTTGTTTCAGCGAGATCGCAGGGTCAATAGCACAGAAATTCCAACAATCAGCGATGGGCACAACAACACGGCCTCTAGGCGTCTCAAGGAGATACATGTGGGTGAGATGGTCAATCGTGAAATAGCGCTGGAACTGAGACACGTATGGCTTGCCGGTAGCTCCCTGCGGATTTTGCTGATACTGTGCCTCATAGACCATCGGTCCGACCGACCGCTTCACCTTTTCTACCGATTCAGGCGGGAATTGTTCAGGCGCAAGCAGCTCCCCTTCTTCTGTGCGCGGGTCTTCCCATCCAATCTTGGTATGACACTTGCGCCCTGGCGCGTATTCTGTGGGCAAGTTGAGATGCTCCCAGCCACCGAGTTCGAGGATATGACTTGACAGATCATTCTCCCCCATGCGCTGACCGACTACTACCATCGCGCCGGTTTTCTGATCGTTGAGACGCGGCACCCAGGTTCGCCCAAACCATGTCTTGACCGCTTCAATATCCGCCTGCCCTGCCATTGCGTTATTCGGGTCATCAATCAGTAAGTGAGTGCCCCGTTTGCCGGTGCCTGAGCTGCGGACAGCGACCGCCATGCGATAACCCCGCCGGTCATTCTCGAAATAGGTCTTCACGTTCTGATCGCCACTCATCTCAAAGCGCGTTCCCCACCGTGCCTGGTACCACTCGGATTGGATGAGATCACGGCAATTCTTATTGTCCCTGATTGCCAGGTCCTGCGAGTGAGACGCGCATAGCCAGCGGATAGAAGCATCCTGTATCCAGCACCAGGCAGGCCACATGACAGAGAAGATGGTTGATTTGGCGACGCCTGGCTGAATGTTGACGAGCAAGCGGAGGATGTCACCGTTATAGACAGCCTGAAGATGAAGGCATAACGCATCCAGATGCCAGTTCCAAAGAAGCGGGGTGCCTGGCTCTAATACATGCCATGCAGCCCGAACGAAAAACCGGAAGGATGCAGCACCGCGTCGTGCATCCTCCTGTACTTCCTCTTCTGCCTGGATAGGGGCAGCGATAGCCATCAATCACCCTCCCCTTGCTTTCGCTGAAAGGCTCTTATACTGCTCAAATTCATCGTCGCTCAACCGGGAAAAGTCATAGACCCGCTGTACCTGCATAGGACTTCCACCGGGGCCGCTCATCTCGAATTGCTGCTTCTCACGAAATTCTGGCATCCTTGCTTTTGCTAAGAAGATGAGCAGGGTATCAGAGTATTTCGTGATCTTCCCTTCTTTGTAGCCACGTCTGCCTCTGCGGTCAATCTCATCGACAATCGCATCATTCACATCTTTGATAGCATCGTGATAATCGAGGTTGAACTGCTCGTCATGTTCTAACCAGTAGTAGACAATCTGTCGAGTGATCTTAGCTGAACGCGCGGCAGAAAGGATAGTACCTACCTTGCGGAATCGTGCCAGGAATTTCTGTTGAGCAAGCGCCCGCTCATCATCAGTCATATACTGACCTTGACGCCTTTTTTCAGGTGTCAAACTGTCAAACTGCACAACCCCCACAAGGTTAGGTGCACTCATTCCTTGCCCTCCAGCGCTCTTGAGCATTCCAGCAGCAAGGCCTCTTCCACCGCAGAGAGTTCGCCGATGTCTTGTTTCGCCGTAAGGTAGTGGGTCATGTTACGAATGACGGATTGCAAGCTCAAAACTTGCGCGAGCACCGCATTGTATTCATCGATGCTGATGAGCGTGTGAGTGGCCGGACCCGATGGGAAGATGCGATAGACGGGCGGGTTATAGGCACCGGAGCAGAGCGTATTGTCAAACATGCTGCTGTAAATAGGCTTCTCTTCGCTCATTCCGCAGCATCCTCGCTTTCTTGCTCATCCTGCCATTCGATAACATAGGCGCCCATGGAGCTAAAGTGCTCATCCAGGTCTATCAAAGAGAGGAAGGAGGTCCCATTTTGCAAGCAGACCGAATCGGGGAAGTCGCCGGTATGTGGGAATTGGGCACCCCATACCATCAGCCTCTTCTGATACTCCAGGCGCGTCACCGGGTTGGCACTCTTGAGTTTGGTGCGGTCATAGGTGAGTGTAAAGAGGCGAGGGCGGGCGCTAGCACGCTTCGCTGATCGTATCACAGCCTGGAGGCGGGCGCGCAGTTCATCGCTCTTCATGTGGTGTGTGGTCATGGTGCTACCTTCTCTTGAATGCTTGGCTGAAACAGTGATGCAACGGTTGCTTCCACGGCATGAAATGGAGGAAGAGTGGTAGTGTGAGATTGGGTGAATTCCCGCCCACACGTTGCGCAGCGATAGCGGTTAAATGTGTAAGCGGCCTCGACAAGTTCATACCGAGTGCCAGGACAGATGAGAAAAGGTAGATTCATTCATTCCACCTCCGTTTCAAGAGGATGAGGCGCACGAGAATACCCATAAGCGCATCCTCAAGCAAGTAGCGGAGTATCCAGGCGCGGCGGGTCATGGTGTGCTCCAAAACGCAAAAAGGCGCTCCACTCCTGTGAAGGAATAGAGCGTCTGCTTTTGCACGTATGCTGCTATCAACGCGAACTTGCCGGGATTTCGCCCCCTGTATACCCCGATCTCAGATGCGAAAGCGTACGCCTTGACGTAGCTAGGGAGCCACCTGTGTACCAGAATACAACCTAGTTGATGACACGAGCTTTCAGCTTGTGATACAACTTCAGAAATTCAACCTTGACGGAAGGAATGGTGTTGCCTGTGATCTTGAAGGTGATGGCCCACTCGTGAATACGCAGGAGCAGCGCCACTTTTGAGCACTCCTCGTATTCCTGGGCCACTAAAAACGCCTCTTTCGATATGTGAATAGCAGGCAGTTCGCCCGCAGTATCCTGGCAACGCATCACTATCCCTCATGGGAAGCCGTTTTGTCGGATACGGCTAAACCTAGGAATGCTGATGACAACGCATCTTATCCCGTTATCCGACACATGATCGGTTCCTGCTTCAGCGACCAGCCGCGCTATTACTAGCGTCTTACGCAATCTCCACAGGCGTGAATTCCGGTGTAACTCACCGTACTACTGTACTATTCTCTCACAGCCTGTCAAAAGCGGAAGTCGCATCTTATCCCCCGGTTGGTATCCTGCCTCAATTATATATGCGGGCGGGCAAACATGCAAGGGTGCGGGTTATAACTCGCTTTTGGGCTTATCATGAAATTCTGGTACTCTGCCTTCCCCCGATGCGCCGCACATCTTGCATACCCAACCTGTCCGAGATGCAACATTGCCTTTGCCGTCAGAGATGATCTGGATATCAGCATACATATACTTGCCAAATAAAGCCTGTCCTTCCTCTGTTTCCAGGAGGAGCACGCAGATTGGACACATCTCTGTCGCATTCGGGTCAGAGGACGATGCAAGCACCCAAACGCTATCATCTGGCCTGGCTGTCCAGCCGCCAGTCTGGCGCGTAAAGGTATCATCGGATAATTCAGTCATCTTTGTAGCCCTGTTCTCGCAGGAGCGCATCACTATCGGCAATGATCTTGGTGTCCCAATCGTCATCGCCATACTGCACTTCTACCCAATCGAGAGAAGTGCTTCTATCTTCATGGCGCTGTGTTTCTAGCCATGCCTTAAAAAAGGCGCGGTTCCCATCTCCCAGGTCCGAATCATCCCAATCTTCCTTAGACCCATCTGGGAAGATAGCAAAAGAGTAGTAGCCGTTGATGACTGATTCCCTTATCTCAGAGACAAGAAAGGTGAAAATCTCCCTCGCCTTCTGATGAGCGGCCTCTGCCTTTTCTTTATCAAATGTGGTGACCAGCATGCCATGATGCCGCATGTATCCCATGTGTTACCTCTTTCTGCTAAACTCGTAAAACAGGGCATAGAATGCCTCTCAACTTCACAATCGTGCAATCTTGAACTTCGAGAGGTCAAATGGCTCATCCTGCATGAGTTTGACTAGATGGACATACCGCTCTTCATAGACCACGCCAACCTCTGTGCCTATCTTGACCTGATAGCAGAAATTGCTACCGCGATTGTTGGCATAGGAAATCTCATACCAGAGCGACATATCCTCTGCAACGAAACTGAGTGTATGCTTGCTTTGCAAGAGCGCATCCATCTCTTCTGGCGTGCGATTGCCAACAAGATCAAGTTCTAACTCTTCCATCATCTTTTCCCTCTTTTGCCTCTTTTCAACGGTTGAGTAGCAAGTTGACATAAGAAAATGTTATGACAACTTACTCGGCTATTGCTCTTCAACTTCTCGCATGGTTGCTTGCAAGTGTTCCACCAGGAGCACGAGACAATCAGGCCGATGGACAAAGCTATGTGAATCAGCATAGCCTTCCTCCATCCCATAGCACCATCGGCAACGCCTGACAAAGCCTTTGCCTGTAACCGCGCCTCTATCCAGACGCGAACAAATCTCTAACACGAGTTTGGCTTGTTCCTCATCCATCACGCTGCTCCTTTCGCCTTGACTATTCAAATGACAACCCTTCGCCTATTGCCAACTCGATCTTGCTTTTCCTAGAAACATCAAAGCCTCTTCCATCCTTATACCGTAGTGCTCAACAAGCCACATGATACGCTTTTTTGCCACCTCTGGACGTACAGGGTCATGCACCATTGCCCCATGGTAGCGGTAGCCTGTAATGCACTCATACAAGAGTTCTGCAACACGTGGATCAGGTTCTTGTGGCTCTCTTACCACAGATGCCTTGATAACCAGGAGTTCAGTACGCAGGTTGAGTATCTGCCCTGCAAGCATCTGCAAAGCCGTCTCTATCACGTCCAGTGCGCTCACGCGCTCATCATTCATCACGCCCCGCCTTTCGCTCTGCCTGCTCTAATTCACGGCGGCGTGTCTCATCGGTGACTTCCCACCCACCGCTCATCGGTATCGTGTGTTGCACCTGGAGCACCGATGTAGACATCCGTTTGGTATAGGTGCCCCACTTGACATCGGCCCAGGTGCCATCACGCGCGATGCG